GCAAAGAGTAGACATTTGACGAGCAAATGCAACAACCTCACTGAAATCCTCATCAAGTTGCCAACACCTTGGTTTGACAAATTTGCAGTATGGAGTATCAGTAATCATAAACTTCATCGGATGTGCAACAGCATCACGAAGATCATTCTCAGCAGTATAAACTGTGTGAGGTGCGATGATAATATCCTGAGAGATTACTTCATCAAAGACATAAGTGATCGTATTGGGGCAATAAGTATCATCACCACCAAACCCAATAAAATCACCTTGAATAATCCCGTCGAAATCAGGAAGGTAATCAAAGCAGTGGTGTAGTATATCAGCAACAGGACCAGAATGATTTTGGTCAATGTCACAATGTGACTCGTTAATCTTGATAAGTTTCTTATTAAAGACCGATTTTGTACCAACAAAGAATTTACCCGACGACGGATTTTTGCCCCATACAATCGCGGGACTGCCATCGATCTTCGCAGAAATTTCACCATCGGTCAGGAACCAATCAAGGACAGAAAGATCACCCGTCAGGATAGAATCTTCGGGGTGTTGGAGATGAGTGTTTTTCATGTTTCTAATATGGCACAGATTCACGGGAAAATCAAGTGGCAGTGTGCCACCTTGTCAACTGGTCAGAAGTCCAGATAACCTTCGATTGCTTTGTTGATAGCCTCAGACAAATGTGCAGGAGGTTCAGTAACATCGAACTCACCCAGATCACACTCATAATAGTCACCCAACTTCAGTTCAATCATTGCACCGTCAGCACCATCAGTGTAGAGAGATCGTGCATGTTCATCTTCAACAATCACCACACGACGTGCTGTAAGATCAATCACCATCATGTAGTCAAAAGTTTTACTTTGACGGAAATCTTCTACAGTTTTCTTCTCACTCAGAAAAGATTTGACTTTGAACTTTTTAGTGGCATGAATGTCCTTACGTTTGTAGAACAAATTCTTGCCCATCTTCAGTTCTACTTTCTTATCACCGAAGAGAAAATCATAACCAGTTTGATCAACACGTTCAAGATCTGAGAACTTTGCGATTGCTTTTTCTACAGCAGTTGCACGGGCAAAGTTATCAGCATTGGAAGAGAATCCCTTGTCATTGTAGAGAGAATCAACCACACCGAAGATCTTACCCCAGTCAGTTTTTGTTTCCAGAGAATCAATCAGATGCATGGTTGTGTTCCTTTGACTCTTTTAATATACAGCAAATTGATCCCCATGGGGAGAATGGTGGACAGTTTGACCAACTGGCACACTACCCCCAGTTCTCCATCCATTCATCTAAAGTATAACCTTCACCCGTGCTAGTTTCTTCTACTAACTCTTCTAAAGTCATTTCTATCAAATCTTCACGATATTCTTCCGGTGTTTGATCTTCAGGGTCATAATCATCATGGCAGAGATACTCCCATTCTGCCACAAGTGCATCAATTAGTTGTGCTTTAGTATAGTTCATCGACGGATCTCAGAGATGGCAGGTTGACCCATATTGAACACAGTATCAACAACTGCCTGAACTTTACGAGCGGTAGTGATACCAACTGAATCATAGGTAGGAACACAAACAAGACCAAATGTTTTCTCAGTGCTACCCAAACGGATCACACGTCCGATACTCTGACTGATACCAATGTAGTCCATGTTTCGCATGAAGATGACTGCTTCCAGTCCACTGACGTTGATACCTTCGGACAGAATACTGTGGTGGATGCACACAAACTTTTTCTCAGGATCTTTGCCCCAAGTGTTCAGTGTCTCGAAGAACTTTTCACGATCAACTTTCTTGCCATCAATGATTGCACCAGTCTTAGATGTGATCGTCATCCAAGAATATCCACGTTGATACAATTCAGTGCAAAAGTTGGATTCAGACAGCAGACCGATGATCTGCTTAGTCGTGCGCGCACAAATCAAAGTTTTGTCGATGTTGTTATCATCGATGGTTTCAATAAGATTATCTGCGTCTTCCGCGTACATAACCTTACGACCCTTAATCAAAGGCAGTTGCTTGACAACAACCTTAGGAGGGAGAATGTAACCCTCATCGACAAGTTTAGTGGCAGGGACATTACAAATCACCTGACCATAAACATGACCCCAGTTCATGCCTGGTTTCTTGAAAGTAAGAGAATGTTTCGGAGTTGCAGTAAAGAAATAGCAACGATCAGCATTAGCAGAGAAAAACTCTGTAGGAGGAAAGAAGTTACGTTTGACAGAATTGTGTGCCTCGTCAAAGTAAATTGTATTCACCTCAATATCTGCCTCCATGATACGATGGAGAGAATTGTAAGTGGTGAAGATGATAACATTCTCACCCATAGTGCGAGCACAGTTTGCATACAAGTGAATCTTGTCTGCTTTAGTTGTGCTTGTGTAGTGAGTTTCACCACTGTGAACGTGCATCACATGCAAATATGGGTCATTGTTGTTAGGATCAATAACCTCCATAAATTCAGAACACAGTTGCTCAGCAAGAAGAATGCGCGGAGCAACAACAACAGTGGTGGTGCCATTGTTGATAGAATCGTGACGATTCTTGGTGTCCATGATCATACACATGGTTTTACCACCACCAGTCGGCACAATAACCTGACCACGATCGTATGAACCCATACGATTGATGATCTGCTGCTGATGTGGACGAAGTGTGACCATGTGCGTTCCGTTGATGTATATACTATAAGGCACAGAGAGACCCCTAGGAGACCCTCTGTGCCACTTGTTCAATCGTCTTGGTCATCTTGGGTGTCCTCGACCTTTTTAATCACTTTAGGACCAACTTGCACCCTACCAGTCTCATAGAACCATTTAACTCGTTCTTTTCGTGCAGACAAAAGCATATCATATTCTTCCTGTTGTTCTTTAGTGAACCGGAAATCTTGTTCCCTCCACTTTTGACGAAGTTCTTGCATGTGAGGAAGAACGTTGACAGTATCAGTAGGAAAATTCATCAGACAGTGTAATCAGTTTGGTTGAACTCGTCGCATTGAATGAAGAACTGGTCTCCATTTTCTTTCATTTCAAGTTCTTCACAATCAGCAATCAGATTGAGAAGAGTCTCTTTATCTTTTTCAAATTGCTCAAAACTGTAACTCATGTCATTCATTTGTTTGACTCTTTTAATATACAGGAGATTGGTGCTTTGTGGGAGATTAGTGGACAGTGATTGTAGTGTCCACTGCATCAAGATTTTTCTTTACATGTTCTTCCCAAAAAATAGCATCTTCAATTTTAAGGAACGTTGCTTGTTGCTTTGCAAACCCTTTTTTCTTGGGTTTCATGTAATTGACTCGGTACATCATGCCAGTGTCTCAATACTCCAGATACAATAAAAGCGTTAGTGACCATGTAACTAACAAATATACAGGTGCGAATGACAGCAACCCAATCATCATAATTTTCTGTTTTTGTGTCACTGAAACTACCTAACGAATACTTCCAAATAGTCCATAATTTATTCACGGATCTTGATACCTATGCTCTTGTGATTTGTAAGTATCCTCATCAGTAAACTTTCTTACATATATCTCCATCTCTTCAAGATTTGAAGCATTAGCAAATCTCCTGCTGTGAACATACACAAGTTCATCGTATTGAAAATCTTGAACCACAATCAAACAGTGATGTTTTTTGTGACGTGGAACTAGATCATCTTCTTTTGGTCTAACACTAATCTCAATCGTCAAATGTGTGTCATCAACAAAATACACCCATCCCTCAACATTACGCCAAGAAACATAATCATTCAGTCTGGGTTTGTACTTCATTGAAATGCTGCCATCAAAGGATTGAGGTTTAACTGCATTGCAGTATATGGACGAGTCTTGTTGATGTCTACTGGATCTCCACACTTGGTGAAGTTAATAGGCGCTGAATAGGTTCTAGTTTTTGTGTTGTAGAATCCCCAGACGGACTTAGGTGCCACATCAGTATAGGAGAAAGTGCCATCATTGACAATGCAAATCCGATGAACATTGCGTCGGAATTGATCAACTTCGTAATGGTATCCTTTAGGTGGTTCATGAATAAAATCAGGTGGAAGTTCAATCACGTTGTGAACTGCTCAACAATACAGGACTCAAGATCTTCTGCAAGGGCATATGTTGGTGCCTTGATGATATTCTCTCGCAGACGATTGTAATGGTCGTCGTTCAATCCATCATCCTCAGCAGAAATCAAATCAAAACATTCATTGTCGTTTTCAGCAACAACAACCCACATTCCACCATATTCAGAACGAGGAAATGGAATGAAGTGATCGACAGTGTAAAGAAACTTTTGAGTCATTGTCCTCAGTAAATTACCTAGTCAGTTTAGCACAATTAGATAAACTCAGCAATGTAGTAATCAACAGTTACTTCCAACTTTGCTGCCTCTCGTTCACACTCAGCAATGAAATCATCAATCATGCGTTCAGTTTGCATTTCTTTGCGGTCTTCGTTGTAATCAATCATACGGCAAGTGCTCCAGAGGGAATTTCAACAACTTCAGGACTTTTAGAATCATCGAATGAGTGCATATCTAAACACTTCCATTCATCATTTACT